CGCAGAAAGATGGTGTATTTGACCATCATTGTGATGCGTTAAGATTTATGCTTACCAATCTGTTTCCTATGCGCTCCATGACTGCTGGTGTCATCGATTGGATGTAATTATAGTATGCTAATAATCCCAGATTTAAGTGCAAGTGCTGTAAGTAATGCACTAAATAACAAGTTAAAATATATCGAGGATGAGCGTGTTAAAGAGCGTGATTATCTCATGGACTGGTACGAAGGTATCAATATTCACGATTATGTAGGTAAATATTTTTCCGCAGAAACATTGCGTCAAACAGTAGTTCCTCAGAATAATCTTACCAGACGTGTATGTTCATTACGCTCCATGACATATAAAAGACCGCCACGCATGAGAGCATCGGAATCCTACTTGTCGCTGATAGATAAACATAGTTTAAATGCACAAAGACGTATGTTGGAACGATTAACATTTCTTTTAGGAAATATGGCGTTTCGTAGTAGATGGAACGAAGAAAAAGGCAAAGTAGAATACGAAATCTTGTCTCATTTCACTCCGTTGTTCTTAGCCGGTGGTTCACGAGATGAACCAGTTGGTGTATGTTATCCAATTGATTATCAAGGCAATGCAAGAGCAAATGAGCCTTTACATAGTGTCTGGACTCACGACAGTCATTATTTAATTGATGAAAGTGGCAATAAAATTTCCATAAATGATGGTGATGTAAATCCATATGGAACATTACCAGTGACTTTTTCACATCGCTATCCACCTATTAGAGATTATGATGTAGGCAACGCACTCGATGTGGCTCAAACAGATTTAGCAGTCAATATAGCACTCCTGGAATTGTCAATTGCAATCAAATACGGAGCAATGGGAATCAAGTTTATTACTGGGGTGGATGATGCTAGTCGCATACAAATCGGAACAGATAAAATTTTATACTTACCAGAGCAAGCCAACTTTGGTGTCACCAATGCTGGTGGCAGCTTAACAGAAATTATTGAAGGCACACGTTTCTTAGTGGAAACTACATTGAATAACAATCATATTCGTGCAAAATACGCCAGAGATAATTCTGGTAATGCACCATCTGCTTCTGCCTTGGCCATTGAAGAAATGGAGAATTTGGATGAACGTAGTGCAATGACGGAAGATACCTGGCGTCCTTGGGAACATCGCAGATACGAAGTAGATAAGGCAATTTTAAGCGTAGAAGCCAATGTGAATATTGGTGATGACTATAGTGTTGATTTTCTTGAGCCAAATTACGCATTAACTCCAGAAAGTGAGGTAATGCTGTGGTCTTGGAGATTTGATCGTGGCCTTGCCAGTCCTGAAGATTGGTTTGATTACCATAATCCAGATGCAAGTGATGATGATAAACAAAAATTTCAAGATTTACAAACGCAACAACAAGAAAAAAAAGCACCACAAAACCGATTATTAAATATTTTGACTAATGACAATAGATCAAGCAGTTGAATCCTATGAGCAAAGTATTGAAAATGCCATCGGTCAATTTGTGGAAGATACAAAGGAATTAGAAGATGATGGGTTATCTACGGAAGAGTTATTGGTTTTACTCGCTGCGATTGACTTTACGTCCTATTTTGTTGAACAGTTGGGCATCTCTACCGGACAAAACGCCTTTATGGTTGCAACGGAAACTATTCTTGCTGATTTGCCGTTTTTTGGGGTTGCAACAGAGCAACAACTCTTGGCTCTCCAAAATATCCAACGATTTACCATCGAAGGTGTAAGTCGTAGTATTACTGCAAATATGCAATCAAGTATGGCACAAGGAATCGTAAGTAAAATGAATCAAGATGAGATAGCTGCATTAATGCGTAGCAATATTAAAACTACACTTCCAAGAATAGATAATGTTATTGGCACACAGCTTGGTAATTACAGACGTGCAGTGGTGATGCAAATGGCTACTGATTTACCGGCAGATATAGAGTATGATTATATTGGTCCACAAGATGAAAAGAATCGTCCTGTATGCAGAACATTTTTACGAAGGTCACCAATGACTCCAGAAGAAATTCAAAGTATCAAGAAGGACGCAATGGAAACAGGCGGTGGAGTAAGATGCCGACATTACTGGTTACCGATCAATGTTTAAGTTCAGTAAAATGTTAATCTTTAGGCCAGAAATGATAAAACGCATGGCTCATAACGCTGCAATGCGACATCGAGATCAGATATTTCAAGGCAAGGATGCAAATGATAAGCCGTTTGAAAAATATAATTCTGGATACGCAGCAAGAAAGAAAGCCAAAAAATTTAAAAACCAAATTAATTCTAGTACCAGCCATGTAAATATGACGCTGACTGGCAAAATGCTGAATTCTTTACAAGTGATTAAAACCAACTTTAAAGGCAAAGAAATCAAATTTCAATACGGCATTAAGAAAAACAAGCAAGGTACAAAAATAAATCAACATAATGATGGAATACCAGGCAAGTTACGAAAACGTCTTATTGCCGATGATCAGGCACTAGGTAAGAAGGTAGAAGAAGGTATTGTAAGAGATTTTGCTAATAATATAGCACAAAATTTATCGCGTATGACTAAGACCAAACATGTGGTCACAATAGGATAAAGAGAGGACAGGATGTCTGAAGAAAACGTGCAGAGCGCACCAACGGAAGAGCAACCGCAAAAAGCTCAAGAGGTGGCAACTGATAGCCAGGATCAACCAACAAGTGGCGATGTTGGAGAATTGATTGCTGAAAGCAAGAAATATCGTCAAAGAAGTCAGAAAGACAGAGCAAAAATTGCTGAATTAGAACAACAACTTGAGCAAGGAAGGCAAAAGCAATTGGAACAACAGGAAGAGTGGAAAACACTTGCTGAAGAGCGAGCCACAAAGATTTCTGAGCTTGAACCAATTGTAAAACAGGCGCAAGAGCAAGAAGAAGCTATGCGTACTGAACTGTTAAATGACATGAGTGAAGAAGATCGTGACACATTTGGTGCATTACCAATGAGCCAATTGAGAGCGATACATAAAAAATTAAATACTGCTCGTGTAAATGTAGCAAATAATCCAGCAGTACCAGTGAATGAAGTGATTGGAGAGTATAGTGCTATACCAGACTCAGATCGCCAAAAGAATTGGACTAGCATACTGGATAAGTACAAGAAGCGAGCTAATTAGAAAAGGAAAAAGTTATGGCTGAAGTCACAACAACAACCGCCGCCAATTTTATACCAGAACTTTGGCGCGATGCAATAATGGACTTTGCAATGCGTAAGTTTCAGATTAGAAACCAGGTAATGGATTTCTCATCTTTAATGAGTGAAGGCGGAGACATTTTACACATACCTAAAGTAACTGAGGAGACTGCTGCCGATTTAAGTAGTGGTTCTGCTGTTACCTATGGTGCTAACACAGATGGTAAGGTAGACCTTACTGTTAATCAACACGCATATGAAGCAAAAAGAATTGGTGATCATGTTCGTATACAGGAATCTGCAGATCTGTTCAATGCCTATGCTAAATCGATGGGTTATTCTATTGCTAAGTATATTGAAAACTATCTTGCAGTAACTGTTATTCAGTCTGCAACTGCTAATGATGTATCATTTAGTACAGATAACACATGGACCACTGCATTATTACGTTCTGGACTCCAAAAACTATTGGATGCTGGACATGATTATGCAGATGGAGAAACATATTTATATATGTCTCCAGCAGCGTACATGAGTGCATTATCATTGCAAGACTTTTACGATGCAAGTCAGAGAGGTGATGGACAAAATCCAACTGTAAGTGGTGCAATTGGCTCTGTGTATGGAATGCCTACATTTGTATCTACAGATTGGGATGATGATGGTGGAAGTGGCGATGAAACAGCGTCTATCTTTAAGAAAGAATCTGTTTACTTCGCAGCACAGTTACAACCAAGAGTCCAGTCGGCTTATGATATCGATTATTTATCAACGAGCTTGGTCGTGGATTGCCTATTTGGCGCGTGCTTGTCTCATGCTGCGGATTCCGCATCTTGTGGTGTAGTCAACTTCAATAATCCGTAAACCTGGATTAATGATAATAGTGGCGAGGTGCGTTTTGCACCTCGCTGCTTATAAAAGGAAAGAATATGAAATATTTTAAAAGAAAAGATGGTTCAGTATTTGGCAAAGTAGCATGGATCAAAAAAAAGCAAATTGATGCATATTTAAAAGATGGTTGTGTTCAGTGTGATGAAAATGGCGTACCACTAGTAAAACCAGTTGAAAAGAAAAAAAAGAATGATAAATAACGATTACTTATGTCATCGTTGTCAGTATAAGTGGGAGCAGTTAGCGAAACGTGATGAACGTATTAATTGCCCAAAATGCAAGACAAAAAAGGTGCGGAAATTGATTGGCGCACCAACTTTTCACATAAACGTAATTAGTGATTCTAGTTTAAGAAAAGAAAATATTATTTAAACCAATATGCCCATGAGAGTTGTCACGCTCGGTAAGGCATAAGTAAAGGAGAAACAAGATGGCACAATTCAGTGTATCAGAGGTCAGCAACCGATCTCTAGGCCAAGAAGGTTCAATTCTCGTAACAGGAACAAATGCATGTACAAACTTGCGTGGTGTTTTTGTAGCAATTCAATTTATAGAAGATACAGTTTTCGATAGTACAAATGGACTAATTGCAGAAACAGAGCAATTATTTCCAGATGATGCTGGAACTGGTACAGCGATCGATGCTGATGCTGGTGCTGCCATTGATAGTGTAACATTTCCCCAAGGAATGACAATATTTGGACGATGGAGTGGTTTTAAACTTGCGTCAGGCAAAGTTATAGCATATGTTGGCTGATGTTAAGTCTATCATTACGCATCACATCAATTATTAAACAAACTGCACGATTAGTTCGTGATGTATGGAATTCAATTAATGACACTTGGCAGAATGAATATCGCAAGTGGGAGGATATAGTTTAAGATATGGCAAGTTTAACAGGATCAAGTATAGCAAGTAGTTATAATCAATTACTATCATTACCAAGTGGAGGTTTGAATA